TGATGGCTGTGAATACTCTTCACACTTAAATCAAAGTCAGTCCGGACGTAATTTACGTATTACCCGATACTTCTGTTTTGACGTGGTGTCTCCCACTTCTGTTTTGGCATGGTGTCTCCCATGGTATTTGTCTTGAGTTCAGTTCTCTAATTCAATTCTAATCCAACAACATCGCCGTCGCCGCGCCTGCACTCGGACCTCCAAAATAGGATGCCAATGCTGTAGCAGCGGAACGCTTGATGTAATTTGACGCTGCCGCAATGCCCGTCTCAAACACGCTCTTTGCAGTTGAAGTAACTGCCGCCGAAGCTGTTTGCATAACGAGACTGGATGGCGGAGGCGGTGTCATCAATTGAGCCATACCTGTAAAATCATCAAGGATAATTTCGAAGTTGATTGTCAACTCCAGGTATGCGATTGTTGTGCTCACCGGCGCTCCCGTGACATAAATTTGATAAACATCCCAACCACAGCCCACATAGTCTGTAACGAAACCGCCTGTAACAACGGTTGTATTGGGAGCCACATAAAATGAGCTAGTGTTATTAGCCTTTCGACCGATAACAGCAACATTCTTGCAGTCCTGTAAAGGAATATCAGATATGACGTCAGCATTCAAAGTCTGCCCATCCACATTTGCGTAGCTTGATCCAGCTTGTGACCCGAACCCCCTAATAGAGATTAATCCACTAGCGGTCAACGGAGTCGTCACATGCTTGATTGTGAAACCCCACGAAACTACTCTATAATTCAATGTATTGCCTAACACAGGTGCAGCCGTCATAGTTCCAGCGTATGCCGTATTACCAGCAGCAGTTGCCCCGAAGAGGTACCACTGATTGTTGTAATTCGGAACGAGAAGCAAACCTAGCTCACCATTTGCATTAGTAGCCAAAGGAATCATTCGTTTCTGAGGATATGCCAAAGAATGCGTCCCGTTACTATCAAAATAACGAGCACCCTTTGCATGATCACAAAATGGATCCGTCAAACCACACACTCTGTGTAACATCATAGCGGTTTGATTAGAATTGCCCACATAGGGACTTTTCGTAGCACTTTTCTTTACTGTCGTTGTACTCTTCGACTTGTCCCCAGCCTTCTTCTTGCTGGGTTTCAACACCTTGCCGCCTTTCTTCACCATGGTCTTAATTAACTAATTATTCGCCTCAGCACCCGAGGCGTCGTTGATGTACTCCGCAATCAAGCTCAACTTCTCCTGGTAAGCTGAGTGGTGCTTAAAACATAAACTAAATGCCATTTGATCCTCGGGATTAAATTGCCTCCTGGATAGGATAGCATAGACACTTTTGTCAATGTTTTCTTGAAAACTTCCATCGGGGTTGAACTCAGTACTACAAAAATGGTATATACCGTCTTCTTCCTGATAATCAGTTACTTTCTTACCGTACCTAATATACACGGCCCATGCGTGAGCTGCATCCTCAAACAAATTCGAATCCAAACAGTCATCGCCACCCGTTTCAACGAAATCGATAGAATGACCGGTGAGGTCAAAACTAACGTTTTCTGAAAGGAAAGCTCTAACAATGCTGTTGTCGGAAAACGTCTTGAGACGGCCTGAACTCATCTGACCAGCTCTAACAACCAACAACTTGCCGTTTGGCGTTTGCACAACACGATGAATCACCGTGAAATGAAAACCCACTTGCGCATACACCTGTTCGTGCTTGCCGTCTTTGATGTACCAGGTGCCGTCCGGATTACGGCCAATCAGGTTCATACAAATCAAGCCTTTGTAACAAGCTACCCACGCATCATTCTCTGTGTTCGAATACTCCCAATGCTGAATGTCTGAAGACGCTAGTTTGCCCTTCGAAGCATACTTTCGGCGTCGTTCCTCCGTTCTCTCTGGAGTGACAATGTCCAACTGAGTTGCAGTCGGAATGTTTGTGTGTGTTTGTTCTTCAACCAAGTGATCGCCATACAAGAACCGTTCAGTCAGGTTGTCAATGACCGATACCTGAGCAACGATTCGAGGCATCTTTCCTACTTTCCTAGGTTCACCTTTAAAGCCAATCAAAACGGGATCCTTAATTCCAGCGCGAAGCAACGACACGGCGTTAACCACATGTTCTTCTTCGGTGCTACTGAAACATCGATTTTCCCACACATTCTTTCCGATTTCTCTCATTTTTGCGACACGATACTCTACTACCTCTTTGATTTCCGCCAGATAATCATCCAACCCTTCATTGGTTGAGGTTTC